TTCAACTCGCTTTTTGTAAGCGTTGGGACAATTAAAGGGATCAATGTCTCTTTGCCATCAATACCCACGCCCATAGAGATTTCTGTCGAGATTTCCCCGTCTGGGCGCTTTAGTTCACCAAAGAACCCAGCACCCTTTGCTTGCCCGTCTGGTCTTTTACCGTAGTCCATTACATACCCTCTGGCATTGGAGCGCCTTCAGGAGCCGCCTGTTGCGCTTGTTGAGCTTGAGCCGCCATCTGCATTGCTTGCTGGGCCATCTGCTCACGCTCTTGTGGGCTGTTACGCACCACAGCAGGCACACCCAGCTTGTCAGCAATGTAATCCACGGCAGCGCCTACCTTAATAGACATCTGACCCTCTGGCCCCATAGACTGAGCAATCTGCATAAATTGCATGATGTTGTTGATCTCATCCATGTTCTGAGCCATCGCCAGTGGGGAGACAGGGCTTACCTTGACTTCCAGACCGTTGACGCGCAGGGGCAGATCAATCAAGCCACCTTGATCCATGACTTCTAGCATCTTGGACACAATGGGAATCATTGTCTCGTTGATGAGGCGTCCAAAGGCTGAACCCAAGTTTTGAGCCAGCTCTTTCATACGCTCGACCACTTCTGTGGCAGAACGGGCGCTCATGTTGTCTGGTGGCAGACTCTCATCCAGCAAAGTCCGCTTGATGTTGGCGCGCAAGTCGTTGATGATAATTTGCGACACGTTGAAGTCACCTGCTCGTGGCAATGGCTTCAATGCCTCACCCTGTGAGCCACCGTTACGGGCAACAGGAATAATTGCGCCTGGGACAATGCGTACAGTTGCAGGGTTCAGCACACCGTCGTCTGCCGCCGTATAGACGCCAGTAATTGCCAGTGATGCGTTCTTCAGCAACAGCTCAAGCGTCTTGTTCAGCGTCTTGATGTCAGGCAGGGCTGTCAGCACAGGGCCACGGCCATAGATTTCGCCTGCCACCTTCATGTAGCGAGACACAACCCAAGGGCTGGTCTTGACGCGACGGTAGACTAGTTCGCTCTTAGACTTAGGGTGAATAACGTGATAGCAGTAGTCGCCACGCTCGTAGTCGTAGACGGTTGCTTCAACAAGGTCAACCTCTTCAGTTGGCTTGTCGTCAATCATCACCTGCAACTCTTGCGGGATGTTGATGTCTGGCCACTGCTGGTTAAGCGCCTCACCCTTCAGACGCATACGACGGTACACGTTGTCCACTTGACCATTGGCGCCTTCTTCAAAGGACACCAAATATTGCGGGACAGGGATGAAGTTGATGGGGCTGACGGCATCACCTGGCTGAACCAACATGACGGCAGTACCGACAGACAAATCCAACAAGAACTCGCCCATTGCAATGTCAAAGTTAGACTGCTTGAGGACAGCAAACATCTTCTCGTTGTACATATCCAAAGCACGCTGGGCTTCTGCACGGCGCTCTTGTGGAATATCAGTACCTGGCTCAAGGCGACACCACTTGCGCTGGGGCGGGAATATGCCTGACTGCAAGCGGTTAGCAAAACGCTGGGTAGAGTTGATGGCTGTGCTGTCAAACACACGGGTCATCTTCTTGCGACCACCAGTATTTGTCTCGTAGTCACCAGAGTACAAGTTGCGCTGTGGCAAGGCGTACTCCATCGCGTCTTCATACAGACTGCGGAAGTCTTCCTTGCGGTTTTGAGCCAGCTTGTGACGCTGGATAATCTGTTCAACAGTTAGTTTATTTGCCATCATTCATACCATTCCAATCCAATAAATGCAGTATGGGCTGCACTATTGACGTTTGTTACTCGGATCATGTAGTTGGTAAGCGGCTTCAAGAAGTATTCAAGTGTCTCACCACTAGCGCCAGATGACTTTTTGCCAGCCCCGCCAACAATGTTTTCTGTCCACAGTAGAGTTCCAGCCGTTGTGATGGTTGGGTTAAGAACCATTGCGACATCGCTTGTGTTTGTTGAAACACGGTTGCGTGCAATTGGTGTAAACGCTGTTCCACCAGTGCTTACTGTGTTCTCGTAAAGCTCAAACAAAGCATCGCCAGAAGAAGCCTGACCAATACTCAGGTGTGGGCTGACTCCAGGCGCACTTGCAAGCACAATTGAAATTGACTCACCAGCAGGCAACATATTTGCGTGTGTGCGAATGTTGTATGCGCTGTAAGCCCGCCCCTCATGCAATCGCTGATGATTTACATCAATGACATTTAGCGGGCGGTCAGAGCCAATGACAACTTGACGGTTATCGTCTGTTTGTTGGGTCAGTGTTACAAACTGCGCCTTTGTGCCAACCGACTCACGCTCTGAGTACAAAACGGTCATTTCTTCATCCGCTTGGCTTCAGACATGGCAATGGCAACCGCTTGCTTCTGGTCGGTTACTTTTTGCCCGCTGCTTGATTTGAGTTCGCCAGACTTGTACTCACGCATGACCTTTTTGACCTTGCGTTGCATCTTAGCCTTGGCGTCCATTACGAACCTCCGCCCAGCTTAGTCGGTTGGATACCCAACTCATCAGGACGCTCGGCTGACAACAAAGAACGGAAGCCACCACCGCGACGGGCTTTTACGCCAGCTTGGGTTTGTGCGGCTAAATTAGATTCTTTCTTGGCTAACGCAGCCTCTTGCTTGGCCAACTGTGCTTCTTGCTTTGCAGCCGCCGCCGCAGCAGCACCACCGTCACCACCACCACCACCAAATAGTCCACCCATGATTAGATCCTTCGCATCAAATAGTAATCGGAACCAGTAGGGCCATACGCCTTCATAATGGTTTCAATCTCGAATCCGATGGCTTGACCCCATTTAGCGGCTCTACTGTCGTCGCATCTTACGATTATCTGTAACCGATGCAAATTCTTTGATATCACCAAGAAATCACGATATCCAATAGCCGCTCTTGTTAGGGTTTTCCCGTAGTTACGCCCGCGTTCTTCGATCAAAAGCCACATTTCAGCCACGCCATTCCAGATGTCAACAGCGCCAAAACAGGCGACTGGGCGACCATGTAATAGCGCAGTGATAGCATGACCCATCCGAGCCTGTGCCTCCAGCATTGTCTCCAGCGGAACCCCTCTTGCCCTAGCTTCTAACTGCTGGGGTGGGAAGTTCATCACGGAAACGTGAGCAGGGTGGAACGGAACCCACGTTACGGCGGGGTGTTCTGGCAGAAAATTAGCTAAACGGGTCAAAATCTGCGTTCGTTACGGTTTGAGCAATAAAAGTGCGGCCTGTTGCTTCCCGATTCCCACGGGTTAGCTGGCGATACTCGCCGCCACCAGTCATCAGATAGCCAAATGCGTCGCCAACGTGGGAGTGTTCGTTCTTGTTTGGCGTATCTCGGAAGCGTTCCTGCCCAGCACCGATGGCAACCCGCTTGAAGTGGTAGCCACCAGACAGGGATTTGCGCAATAGCTTGCAGGATTTGTCTACCAAAAGCCCAGGCTTACCCTGAACCAAGCGATTCATTGGCCCAGCCGCAGCCTCTCGACGTGCTTTGAAGTCGTTCGTCGCAGTTGGCTCGGCTTTAAGCCCCAAGCTGCGCAGGTACTCAAAAGCAGTCGTTTCATATATCGCGTCACGCTGCATACCTGCGGGGTCGCCCCATATTCGGACATCATATTTCTGGAATCTTGAAGCTAGTTCTGCCATCAGGGTCTGACCAAAACGCTCAAGACCCATGTCAAAGGTAACGATTTCATGCAAAACACGCCACTGACCCGACGGATGACGCTGACCAAACACCGCAGCAGGCGTCAAACCAAAGTCCAGCCCCACTTGAATGGGCAAACTAGGGTCTGCAATCAGCTCGGTAGACATCATGTTGTCGTCATACTCGGGCCAAACGGGTTTACCGTCTTGCACAAAGGTGTATTTTCCCTCGGCGTAGCACCGAATCCAATCTAGGGTTTTCCCTGCTAATTGCTGGAGGTAGTATCCAGGAGGTAGATTCTTCAGGTTCTCTGCCTTGGGGTTAATCTTCCACCACTTGTTTGAGGCAAAGATGTGGTCATTAGCCTCTGGCATATCTGGGAGCTTGTCAGCAGGTACTTCAATGACGCCGCCTGGTTGTTTGTAGAACTTCCATGCGTACTTGCCAACCACAGGATCAACCTCGGCAATCTTGTGCCACCAGTGGTCGTCGTCCATTGGGTTGGTATCCATCCAGATGCCGTGCCATGTCGCGCCACCGTCCCGCTTGGTAGGGTATCTACCTACTCGGTGAGTCAGTCCGTCAATAACCGCCTTGGGCAGTTCTTTGGCTTCGTTCACCCACGCCCCAGTTAACTCCAAAGACAGCAACTTGCGAACGTCTTTGGGTTGGTCAAGAGCAAGAAAGATAACCTCACAGTCGATACCAGCGGCATCACCACGGGGTGGCAGTTTGATATGGTGGGTAATCGGTGGTGTGTGCAGAATCGGGCCGTAGATGTTCTCAGGGAACAGGTCAGCCCAAGTCTTCAGCGTTGTGGTTTTGAGTTCAGGGTAGCTGTTACGCACAATCACAAAACGTGAGTAGCGGATACCGTCCACAGGACTAGGCTTTTGCTGAACGGCTCGGATCATAATCTTTGCCGCACACACATAGGACTTGCCAGACCCCACAGGCCCCATCAGACCCGTCACGAATGACTTGTCTTGCAGGAACTTGAAAGCCGTTGGGCTAGAGCGCAGGTCAATATTTAGACTTGATAGCTCATATTCGC